CGCCTACAAGATATTTTAGATGCTGAAGGTATTGAATATGATCCAAAGGTTCTTGCTCAACTCATTAATTCTCATTTCCCAGATTGGCGTCGAGTTTTGAATGAATGTCAACGTTATTCAACTGGCGGTAAAATTGATTCTGGAATTCTTGCAACTTTCTCTGATATTTCGATAAATGATCTCATTAAATGTCTCAAAGATAAAAACTTCACAGAGGTACGAAAGTGGGTGGTATCCAACTTGGACAACGATTCTTCTGTCATTCTTCGCAGGGTTTATGACGCCTTGTATGATAATCTTGTACCCTCCACTATTCCCGCTGCCGTTCTTGTTATTGCTAAGTATCAATACCAAATTGCGTTCGTTGCTGATCAGGAAATTAACCTCCTAGCAGCGTTGACTGAAATTATGGCAGAGTGTGAGTTCAAATGATTATTACTTTTCATGAGATTTGGTATTTTATTGAAACCACTTATGTAACTGATGATGTGGTTCAATTAATTCATCCAGGAACTGGTGAAAAAATTCCCCCAGAAAATTACATCATAACAACTTCTTGGGAAAAACGTCATGATATGGACAAGTTAAGATCTTTCTGGGAAAATTGTTATTCATTCATTGTTCATGGAAGTTGTGTAACTCCAAATGTCCGACAATTGATTGAAGAAATTGAGAGAGATCATAATGTAGATGCTCAGTCACATATCTACATGGGAAAGTATGGTAGTCGTTCTTTTTCAGTTCATGCCGATAATCGTGATAATTTAATTGTTCAATGCATTGGCAAATCCAAAGTTACAGTTTATAATGAATTTGGTGATTTCTCTGGATGGGCAAATATAAATGAATATCTAAGTATTAAAGAACAAGTTATCCTTGAACCAGGAAATTCAATATTCATACCTTCTTTGCAGTATCACCTTTTTGAACCACTAACCGATAGGTTAAGTATTAGTATCCCAATGTATAAACGATGATTATTAGTAAAAGTGACGCAGTTTGGGCTGCAGATGAGTTTATTGATTATTTCTCTAACATGAGAAATATTGAAGATTATCTTCGATTTGTTAAAAAGGAAGTTATAAGATCAGAATCTTCTTTACTTCCTCTTCATGATGAGTTCTTTAATGAAGATATTCATCCTGAGGACATGAAGTTTAAGATCGTTCGTGTTGGGAGGGGTGGCCTTGATCAAAAGTTTTATACAAATCTTTTGATGGCAGTTTCTTCTCATAACAACGAACAAAATATTCCTGGCAGAGAACTTAAGTGGGTAATCTATGAGGAGACAACTAACAAAGTAGTTGGGTTTATTCGCTTTGGATCGCCAACAATTAATTCTAAACCACGTAATCTTTGGTTGGGAAAGCAACCAGATCTTACTGTCTTCAATCGTCATGCTGCGATGGGATTTGTGATTGTTCCTTCTCAACCTTTCGGTTATAACTATCTTGGTGGTAAATTGCTTGCACTTTTTTGCTGCTCACATTATGCGCGAGAAGTGTTAAATGAGTCATTTCAAAAAGAAATTGCTTTGTTCGAAACGACATCACTCTATGGTTCTACTACAGATGCATCTCAGTATGATGGTTTGAAACCTTTCATGAGATACAAGGGACTCACCGAAAGTAAGTTTCTTCCATTGCTTCATGATGATGTTTTTCATAAACTTCACGATCGTTTTACATATCTAAATAACAACACTCCACTCACAGATAATAAAGCTTCTTCTAAGAAAATGAAGCGACAGACAAAGATGATTTCAATTATCAAAAACTCGTTGCAAGATAAAGATAAACTTGATGAGTTTAACTCTGTTATTGATGCTGCGTTTTCTTTAACTCAAAAAAAGAGATTTTATATCTCAGACTATGGGTATGAAAATGTTCGTGAAGTGATCCTTGGTGAGCAAGCAGAACTTCGCAGAGGACAAAATTGGGATAAGTTTTATCTTGAGAACATTATCTCTTGGTGGAAAAAGAAAGCAACTAAGAGATATGAAAAACTCAAAGAAGAAGGTAGGTTCCGCAACAAAGTCGAGTTGTGGACAGATGATGATGAGATTCAAATTATCCGATGACTTACGAACTTAAAGATTGGTTAAATTCTATTAACTTCACAAAACCCAAAGGTTGGTAATATGAAATATAAAAGTTTATCGACAACTGATGGTAATATTGTTCACATATATGATGATGTTTTTTCCGCAGTTGAGAGAGAAAACCATATGGTTTTTTCTCATAAATCAACTTACATGATCAATAAGATTACATCATCTCCTTTTTCGCATAATTTCCAACATTATTTGAAATCTAATCTAAACGAAGAAAAAGTAAATAAATTTGGTATATTTGAAAATGAAAATGTGCAAATGATTGTTAAAGAACACATTGGTGATGATGTTGAAATCAAAGAAAGTTGGTTTTTAGCATCTACTCCAACACTATCAGGACATGTTTTTCATACTGATAATGTTTGGCCTGGATGTACGATTTTATCATATTATGTAAATCATCACTGGGATCAAAATTGGCATGGTGAAACTTTATTTGCAAATAAGTCTGGAGAATGTGAACTTGCAGTTCAATATAATCCAGGAAGAGTGATTCTCTACAGTGCAGATACTTTTCATGCTTCTAGTCCAATAACTGTAAATGATCAAATTAGATACCTATTTGTATGTGTCTTGAAGGCTAAATAAGAGATGACTTACGAACTTAAAGATTGGTTAAATTCTATTAACTTCACAAAAGAAGATTTATCCGAGGATATTAAATCTTATCCTCCTTATATTGTCAATCGTTGTTTGTCTGGACACATTGATTGTATTCTTTTTGCAAATGAGATGAATATTCATTCTTCTCTTGACAAAGACATGCAATATTCGTTTTATATAAATACTCTGAGGAAACGAAAGAGATTTTCTCCTTGGATCCGAAAAGATAAAGTCAAAGATTTAGAATGCGTTAAACAATACTATGGTTATAGTAATGAAAAAGCATCTCAAGCTTTGAAGATTCTTACGAAATCACAACTTGATTTTATTAAACAACGACTTGAAACTGGCGGAACAAAATGACTACTCAAACAATTGAACCCCAAGTAAATTGGAATCCTGATATGATGGTTGAAGTTCTTTTGAACGAACCAGATGACTTCTTAAAAGTTCGTGAGACTTTAACTCGTATCGGAGTTGCATCAAGGAAGGAGAAAAAACTCTATCAAAGTTGCCACATCCTTCATAAGCAAGGTAGATATTACCTTGTTCACTTTAAGGAACTGTTTGCCCTGGACGGTAAGCACGCAAACCTTACAATCAATGATGTTCAGCGTCGTAATCGTATCACCCGTTTGTTAGCTGACTGGGGATTGATTACTGTTGTTAAACAAGATTCGATCGCTGATATTGCTCCACTTAATCAGATTAAAGTTCTTTCTTATAAGGATAAGGGAGATTGGATTCTTGAGCAAAAGTATAACATTGGCAAAAAAGGTAAGGCAGTAGAAACCGAATGAAAAGATGCGGGAAACAACATCCCGCTTTTTTTATAATCTATTATAATTAGTAGTGGATGCCGAAAGGATCCACAATCACACAGACGCTTTAGGAGGTCTATTATGTTTGGCGCAAATTCAATTACTCTGTCTATTCCAGAAACAGAAAAGTATTTAAGTGCTATTCAAAGAAATAGTATTGGATTGGATGAGTGGTTTAGGAGATTTGATAGTGCGTTTGAGACGCACACAAATTATCCTCCATATAATCTAATTAAAGAAAGTGAGACAAACTTCGGATTGGAAGTTGCTCTTGCTGGTTATAAAAAGGAAGATATTGAGGTTTCAAGTGAGTGGAATAAACTCACAATTGAAACAAAACGTCAAGATGATGTTGTAGATCAGTATGTCCATCGAGGATTAGCCAAACGAGCATTTACTCGTTCCTGGACACTCTCTGATGATGTTGTAGTCGGTGATGTTTCTTTCGTTGATGGACTACTTACTATCAAACTGGATAGAGTTATTCCAGAACATCAAAAGAAAAAAGTATATAATATTGAATAAATAAAAAAGAATATCGTCGCCGCGAGGGGTAACTGGCACAATCCAGTTGACACCCCTCCTTTTTATTGGTAGAATGGTTGGAGGTAATGGAGTATTATGTCAATTAAACTTGTTGTGATGAAATCTGGAGAACAGATCATTGCAGATATTCAAGAGATGGTTGTTGAAAATAAAGCAGTTGGGTACTATCTTAACAAACCTTGTTCAATTCAAATGATTAATCGAGACAAAGAAGAAGTCTTGATTAATGGAACAAAATCCGCATTTGATGTCAGTCTTTATCCATGGATTCCTTTAGCAAAAGGCGAAACGCTTCCTATTCCTTTGGATTGGGCAGTAACAATGGCAGATCCTGTTGATATGCTTTTGGAAATGTATCAAACAAATGTGCTTGATTCAACTAAAAAATGGGGAGAGGGATTAAATCGAGATGATGATGAAACTCAAGATTGCAAAACATGTAGGTAATTATGATTAAACTTTTAGTATTAATGAACAATGTTATTCTTCTTTCTAAAATTGAAGAAGTATCTACTGAACTAGGTGAACCAGATTGTAAATTGATTGAACCATTTGTTCTCAACTCTGACGAAACTTTGGTTCCTTGGCTTATTGAATGTTCTAGTCAAAATACATTTATGATTCATTCGGATAAAATTCTTACAATCGTTGATCCGAAACCCACTCTTCTTGAAAAGTATCAGAACTTGATTAAATGAGATTTTATACCAATGTGCAAATGATCGGGAATCAATTCCTGGTTCGTGGTTATGAAAATGGTAAACATGTAATGTTCAAAGAAGAGTATACTCCTACTCTTTTTGTCCCTTCTAAAAAAGAATCAAAATATAAAACTCTTGAGGGTGACAATGTAGAACCTATTCAACCTGGCTCTGTTCGTGATTGTCGTGAGTTTGTAAAAAAATATGAGGGTGTAGATGGTTTTAAAATCTACGGCAACGATCGCTATGTTTATCAGTATATTTCTGATAAGTTTCCTGAGGATGAAATTAAGTTTGATATTACTAAAATCAAACTAGTAACTCTTGATATTGAGGTGGCTTCTGAGAATGGATTTCCGGACACTGAATCTGCATCAGAGGAAATTCTGACGATTACAATTCAGGATTATACCACCAAGAAAATTATTACTTGGGGTATTAAACCATTCAATAATACTCGATCTGATGTCAAGTATATTGAATGTGGATCTGAGCATCGGTTGCTTTCTAACTTTATTGATTATTGGGATGCAAATATTCCAGAAGTTGTGACTGGATGGAATATTCAGTTTTACGATATTCCTTATATCTGCAAGCGTTTGTATTCTGTAGTAAGCGAAAAAGCAATGAAACGCTTTTCACCTTGGGGATTGACTACGGAAAATGAAATCTTTGTGAATGGTAGGAAACAAATCTATTTTGATGTGGGTGGAATCACTCAACTCGATTATCTCGATCTTTATAAAAAGTTTACTTATAAAGCACAGGAATCTTATCGATTGGATCACATTGTTGAGGTAGAACTTGGACAAAAGAAACTTGATCACTCTGAGTTTGATACATTCAAAGACTTTTATACAAAAGGTTGGCAGAAGTTTGTTGAGTATAATATTGTTGACGTAGAACTGGTTGATCGTCTTGAGGACAAGATGAAACTAATTGAACTTGCAATCACTATGGCTTATGATGCTAAAGTGAACTATGCAGATGTGTTCTATCAGGTTCGTATGTGGGACAACATTATCTACAATTACCTTAAGAAAAGAAACATTGTTATTCCTCCAAAGGAACGTTCTGCAAAAGATGAGAAGTATGCTGGTGCATATGTGAAAGAACCAACTCCTGGTGTTTATGAGTGGGTGGTGAACTTTGACTTGAACTCACTGTACCCTCACCTAATTATGATGTACAATATTTCCCCAGAAACTCTTCTGGAAGAAAGACATCCTAATGTCAATGTGGATAAGATTCTGCGTGAAGAAACCAACTTTGAACTTTATAAGGACTATGCGGTATGTGCAAACGGTGCCATGTATCGCAAAGATGTTCGTGGGTTTCTTCCTGAACTGATGGAGAAGATGTATAACGAACGAGTCATCTTCAAGAAAAAGATGATTGAAGCAAAGAAAGCATATGAAAAGCAAAAGACGAAAGAGTTGGAGAAAGAAATTGCAAGATGTAACAACATCCAAATGGCAAAGAAGATTTCTCTTAACTCTGCTTATGGTGCTATCGGCAATCAGTATTTTAGGTATTACAAACTAGCAAATGCTGAAGCAATTACTTTGTCTGGACAGGTAGCAATTCGTTGGATTGAAAATAAGATGAATGCTTATCTGAACAAACTATTAAAAACTGAGGAGATTGATTATGTCATTGCTTCTGATACCGATTCCATTTATCTTAATATGGGCCCTTTGGTTGAAAATGTATACAAGGGGAGAACGAAAACTACTCAAAGCATTGTTTCGTTCCTTGATAAAGTCTGTCAGGTGGAACTTGAAAAGTATATTGAGGGTTGCTACCAAGAACTGGCCGACTATGTGAATGCATATGCTCAGAAGATGCAGATGAAGCGTGAGAACATTGCCGAACGCGGAATCTGGACTGCTAAGAAGCGTTATATTCTGAATGTGTGGGATAGTGAAGGTGTTCGTTACGAAGAACCTAAACTCAAGATTATGGGTATTGAGGCAATTAAGTCATCGACTCCTGCTCCTTGCCGTCAGATGATTAAGGATGGGTTAAAGTTGATGATGAGTGGAACTGAAGATGATGTAATCGACTTTATTGAAAAGTCTCGTAAGAAGTTCAGAACACTTCCACCAGAAGTGATTGCCTTTCCAAGAACCGCATCAGATGTGAGAAAGTATCAATCTTCATCAAACATTTATGCTCCCAAAACTCCTATTCATGTTCGTGGAGCACTTCTCTTTAATTATTACATCAAGGAGAAAAAACTGACTAACAAATACTCACTCATCAATAATGGTGAGAAAATTAAATTCATCTTTCTTAAAAAACCTAACATCATTCATGAAAATGTGATTTCATTCATTCAAGATTTTCCCAAAGAACTTGGACTTGACAAATACATTGATTATGAATTACAATTCGAGAAGAGCTTTGTAGAACCACTCAAGGCAATTCTTGATACGATTGGGTGGAACGTAGAGAAAACTGTAAACCTTGATTCATTTTTTTCCTGATGGACTTTTTAAAAGATATTGTAAAAGAGATTGGTGATGATTACACCAAACTCGCTGCAGACATAGATGAAACTGAAACTTATGTTGATACGGGTTCTTACATCTTTAATGCATTGGTTTCAGGTAGTATCTTTGGTGGTGTATCTGGCAATAAGATTACTGCTATTGCTGGAGAGTCTTCTACTGGAAAGACTTTTTTCTCTCTCGCCGTGGTTAAGAACTTTCTTGATACTCATCCCGATGGTTACTGTCTCTACTTTGACACTGAGGCTGCTATCACTAAGTCACTTGTAGAGTCTCGTGGAATTGATACTCAACGTCTTGTGGTAGTGAATGTTGTTACGATTGAAGAGTTTCGCACTAAGGCACTTAAAGCAGTTGATATTTACTTAAAAAAACCTGTAGATGAACGCAAACCTTGTATGTTTGTGCTAGACTCTTTAGGTATGCTTTCCACAGAGAAAGAAATTACAGATGCACTAAATGATAAGCAAGTTCGTGACATGACTAAATCACAACTTGTCAAAGGTGCATTCCGAATGTTAACCCTCAAACTAGGCCAAGCAAATGTTCCACTCATTGTCACAAATCATACATACGATGTCATCGGAGCTTATGTTCCAACGAAAGAAATGGGGGGAGGTAGTGGACTCAAATACGCAGCATCTACAATCATTTATCTTAGCAAAAAGAAAGAGAAGGATGGAACAGAAGTGGTTGGCAACATTATCAAAGCTAAGACTGCTAAATCGCGTCTGAGTAAGGAGAACAAAGGTGTTGAAGTTCGTTTGTATTATGATGAGCGTGGGTTGGATAGGCACTATGGCCTTCTTGAACTTGGAGAACTCGGTGGACTCTGGAAAAACGTTGCTGGACGTTATGAGATTCAAGGGAAGAAAATCTACGGTAAAGAGATTCTGAAGAATCCCGAAGTATACTTTACTGAAGAAGTGATGCAACAATTGGACGAAATCGCACGCAAGGAATTTAGTTATGGAGAAAGTTGAGTTTCTAATTCTTAGAAACCTTTTACACAATGAAGAATACATTCGAAAAGTTTTACCATTTATAAAAGCAGAATACTTTGAAGACTACAATCAAAAGATTGTTTTCGAAGAAGTTCTGAGTTTTGTTCAACAATATAATCAACTTGCTACCAAAGAAGTTCTTTCTATTGAAGTTGAAAAGAGAACTGATATCAATGACACAACCTTTAAGGAAATTGTTCACCTTGTTGATTGTCTTGATGATGTTCCCGCCGATTTAACTTGGTTGACTGATACCACTGAAAAGTGGTGTCGTGATCGCGCAATCTACTTAGCATTGATGGAGGCAATTCAAGTTGCTGATGGTAAAGATGAAAAGAAGAATCGTGATGCTATTCCATCTATTCTTCAAGATGCTCTTGCAGTAAGTTTTGATAATCATGTTGGACATGATTATCTGATTGACTATGAGAAGCGTTATGAACTGTATCACAAAAAGGAGGAAAAAATTGAATTTGATCTGGAATACTTTAACAAAATCACAAAAGGTGGCATCCCTAACAAAACTCTTAACATCGCTCTTGCTGGTACGGGTGTCGGGAAGTCTCTATTCATGTGCCATGTGGCTAGCTCCATCTTGCTCCAAGGACGGAACGTTTTGTACATTACGTTGGAGATGGCAGAAGAACGCATTGCTGAAAGAATTGACGCAAACCTTTTGAATGTTCCGATTCAAGATATTGCAGAACTTCCAAAATCACTCTACGAAAACAAAGTTGCAGGTATTGCAAAGAAAACTCAAGGTACTCTTATAATTAAAGAATACCCAACTGCATCTGCTCATGCTGGACATTTTAGATCCCTACTTAATGAGCTTGCACTTAAGAAGTCATTTAAACCAGATATCATTTTTATTGACTATCTCAATATTTGTGCTTCTAGTCGCTACAAAGGAAATCTTTCAGTCAACTCTTATTCTTATATTAAGGCTATTGCGGAAGAACTCCGTGGACTTGCGGTTGAATTCAATCTACCAATCGTTTCCGCTACCCAAACCACTCGTTCAGGTTATGGTAGTTCTGATGTTGAACTTACTGATACTAGCGAATCCTTTGGTTTGCCTGCCACTGCTGATCTTATGTTCGCTCTTATTAGCACTGAAGAGTTGGAAGATCTCGGACAGATTCTTGTGAAGCAACTTAAGAACCGCTACAATGATCCAACCATTCATAAGAGATTTGTGATTGGTATTGATCGCGCTAAGATGCGTTTATACGATTGTGAACAGTCAGCACAAAAAGACATACTTGACAATTCACAAGAAGAAGAGTATGATTATGAAGAAAGAAAACCAAAGAAATCATTTGAGGGATTTAAGTTTTGAAGTACAACTCTGAAGAGTATTTCTCAGTTATTGATAAAAAGACTGGAAGAAAACTATTAGATTGTGGTGATGAACAAGATGCGCTTATGATGGTTGCTATGGATCCACAGAACCGCACTTATACTCGCAATCAGTTTCTGATGGGTCAGGTGGTGGATGTTCAGATGCCTAAGGCACTACCAACTAGTGAAATCGTCGTAAATATGGACGGTGGTGTTGGTGGTTCCTGGGAAGTTCGTGAACCACAACCACTTCCACAAATTAAACTTCCAGATAGACAAGCAGAACCCATAAAAGTATGACACAACAAATTGACACTGATAAGTATATTGATTTTGTTGGCCAAACGACAAGTCCAGCAAGCACACATCTCGCAGATCTCCTTTCACGATTAACTGAACTTGATACATCTGCTGATGCTGATGTTCCTCGCCTTTTGACTGCTGCTCTTGGTTTGTCCGCAGAAGCAGGAGAGTTCACTGAAGTTGTAAAGAAGATTATTCTTCAAGGTAAACCATACAATGAAGATAATGTTTTTCATATGAAGCGTGAACTTGGAGACATCTGCTGGTATCTCGCACAAGCATGTATGGCTCTTGATACAGACTTCAATGAAATTCTTCAGATGAACTTTGAGAAACTCAGTGCTCGTTATCCTGAGGGAACTTTTGATGTTCATTATTCTGAAAATCGTAAGGAGGGAGATCTGTGACTAAAGAAAAACAAGTAACTGTAAAAATGGATACTCGTGCAGCAGCTGCAGTGCGTCAAGTTTTGTTTGATGCTCAAAAAGGATACACTTATGATGAAGTGAGTGTTCCTCCTCGTATTTCAGATATTCGTTCGATCATTCAAAGCATTGATGAGAACCTTGATGCTATTCTGGGTTCCTGATAAATTTTTATAAATAACTAAAAAGTATTAGTAAGATGAACGCACAAGAACTTCGTAATCTTCGAGAAATATATATGGAAGTTGTTGAAAATCAGCAACTTGATGAAGGAATGACGATGAAGGACTTCCAGGCAAATCGCAAAAAAGCACAAAGATCTGCTGCTTCTGATGATGCGAAAAAGAGAGGGCACGTTGATAGATTCACTGGAAAACCTTATGGAACTAAAGAGGCAGCATCTAGAAGAAAAGATATTCATACACCAGAAAAAAAACCTAGTAGAGATGCTGCCCGTGATGCCGCTGGAGGTGTAACTGGACACGGTGGGCCACTGAGAGCAAAGAATGTTCGTAAAGCAAGGGCAATGGGAGAACTTGGTGAAGGTGTTGATCTTTTTGACTACCTGCTAGAATACTTAGTTGCCGAGGGTTATGCTGATACCAACAAGGCAGCACTTGCAATTAT